TTGTCATTGCGATAGAGTCAATAGAATCTGCTAGGTTGAATGCAATGATGTTAGCAATTGCTGGGTCAACATCTGCTAATGAGAATAACTCAAGAGCACGAGTTACCAACACTGAGTTACCGTACTCTGCAAGAGTAATGGTTACTGAGGTTGGTGTTGACATTGCTACTGCATCTGGGTCAGCATCCTCTGTAAGGGCTGTAGTTGCAACGGCTAGGTCAACGTACTTCTGTAGAACTACTGTTGAACCTGGAATTGCTTGGCGTGCTGGACGCTTGTCTGCGACTGAACGAATTAGTGGTTCAGAACGGAGAGCAAACTCTAGAAGACGGTCATACGCCTTCTGTACTAAACCAGCATTACCAGCGGTACCACCTAAAGAGGCAGAACCTGTTGATACGTAGGCATTAGCCATTTGTCACCTCCAAGTGACTATGAACGGAAATTGATTATTGTTGTGACCGCAATAAAGCAATTAACTCATCAGCAGATTGAGCATTGTCAATCTTTGTATTGAAGTCTTGCTCACGGTCTGGTGTAACCGCACCTTGAGTAACTACATCCTGTTGGCGTAATGCCGCAAGAGATGCGTTATCTGCATTAGACTCAGTAGGAACTTTAATTCCAAACAAATCTGCGTTATCGTCAAGCCAGTTATTAACTGTATCTTCGTTAACATCATCTAAGTCTTTTAGTACTAGTCTTGCTGCTTTAAGGTTTACACCTTTCTTTTCTAGGACTTCTTTGACGGTTCTCTCACGCTGCGCCTTGGAAAATGTCTCAAGTTGCTCAGTAAGTTCCTTAATACGTTTTTCATCTGCACGTTTGGCTTTTCTTAGTTTCTTAACTAAGTCATCTCCCTGCAGAGGAGTATCGTTATCTTGGTCTTCGTCTTCGTCTTCCCAGTAATTGTTGCTCATAGCAACCACCCTTTCTATTCGTTGTTAGTTCGCAGACCACAGTTCAGTTAGGGGAAACTGGCTGGCTTCTACTCCCAGACTTATACACCTCACGGGGCTGGTAGGTCCGTGTAGGGAATCTATTTTAGAATTGTCCTCCAGAGGATGTTCTTCTTAGGTACTGCGTTGATAAAGCACCAGAACTTAATGCAGTTCCAGATGAACCTTGGAAGGCTGCTTCCTCGCGGGAAACAAGTTGTTGTCTCTTACGTTTAGCAGATTCTAAACCTTTAAAGGTTGCTTGCTCTGCTTCAGTTTGTCCGTATGTAATTCCTTCTTCATCATAAATCTGACCTAACTTAGTAGCAGTAGGAAGTTCTTGAGCAATGGTTGAATAACCAATTTGTGCTTGTTCTCTACTAATACCAAATTTAGCCAAATCTTCTGCGCTAGTCATTGTTGCTGGTAGTCCTACTCCAATAGCAGCACCACCTATCTCTGCAGATAAGGCTTTCTCTTTAAGAGTTACTAAAGTCTTTGTTGGGTCTAAGAAATACTTAGCAAGGTCTGCTTCACCAATACCATAAAATTGTTGGAAAGCACTCTTAGTGGCTGGGTCAGCCATCTTAACTCTATCTACTGCGGTAGATACTCTGTCCTTAAATTCAACAGCAGATATATCAGCACCAATAACATTGGCTATTTCTTTTTGACGACTCTTACGTTGCTCTGGAGTTACACCTACACCAAAGTAATCTTGCAATCCATATGCTTTAAGAGTCTCTGAGTAACTATTCTCTAAATCTAAATACGCAGCCTCACTTATAACATTTCTGCCAGAAGCAAGCCTCAATTCATTTCCATAGAATCTATCTTTATAAGATTTAGATTGTTTTAATAAAATAGTAGCCTGATTAGTACCGATACCCTGCTTCATATAACTTTCAATTTCGCCAGCCAATTCTGCTAAACCGTAAGAATTAAATACATCTCTAAGTAAAGCAAAAGCATCTGTTCTGGCTTTTTCATCCATCATTTTTTGATAATCAGTTACTGAAGAATCAGTACTTTGACCATCTTGTTTAGATGTATCACCATATAACCAGGCGTTAAATTCTTCATCAGATACTAAACGACCTTCAATATATTTTTTGCCAGTATCAGAAGTACCACTCCTACCCTCTGATACATAGGAAGCATCTGACCTGTTGCCAGGATTTATAATTACTGCGCCACCCGTACTAGTATTTGTTCCGCTAAGAGTGGCTCCAATTTTTGCTAATTCTTTTAAAGAATCTTTTATACCAGCAATACCTTTATCAATAGCAGATTGATTAGATGTAACACTTTTCTTTTGAGGAGCAGGTGTAGAACCCTTTGTTACAGTTGTAGGAATACCACTATAACCACCAGAGACTGTTTTAGGGGCAGCAACTGGTGTACCACGTACGGTTGCTGGGGCTGCTGGAGTTTTTTTAGTTGCCATTATGCCATCAATCCGAAGTCTTTAAGAATGTCATATGCATACTTAGAGGCTTCTTCTCTAGCGTTTTTAGTTTTAGCCCAACGTGGGTCATTACGTATTAATCTGTCAAACTCAGTCAAATTCATAGTTCCTTTGTTTCCATTATTTTTTAAGGCTAACTGAATAGTTGGGTCCATTACATCAATACTATTAGGGTCTATCTCTAATAGTGTACCCATTGTTAATCTATGATTACTTGTAAGTTCATTCAAATTAACATCCTCTGATATTAAATCCGCTAAATTTGAATAGGTAGATTTAGCAATTGATAGTATCTTTGAATTGATTTTCTTTACACTCTGCTCATCTTCTTGACCAGTAGATAACTCATTGGCTACATAACTTAAAGCATCTTTATTACTTATGTTAATACCATAACGTTTAGCATAGGCCATTACGCCATTAACAGCCTGAGCAGCACCTGCACCTGCTTTTAATACTTTATCAATATCAGAACCGTTAAGGGCTTTGCCAGCCACCTTACGCATTAGTTCTGCTCTATCTAAATCATCAATGTATTCGCCTTTAAACTTAACATTAGAATCTGTTTCTATTGTAGTTTTAATTGCTTTTCGTTCTAGTGCTCTTAGTTGCTTATAGTACTCATCATGTTGTGCTTTAGTAGCACCTACACCAAGATAATTCATAAAAAATCTATTTAAGTCAGAGGCTGCTGTATCTCTCGTAGTTTCTTGAGTAGATGATTTAATGCTTGGACCAGCAGGTTTAAACTCTTTATCTAAATAGTCATCAAATGTAGTAGGTTCTTTAATACCAAGAACTTGGTAATCACGGGCTGTCTTTAAAGTGTATTCATTTAAAGCATACTGTAATCCACCAGCAAAGTCACTATTTAATTTTCTATTAACATAGGTATCTTTATCAATTAACTGTGCTTTGTATAGTCTATCAAACAGAGCCTGTAAACCACCAGGTTTTGCAGTAGCATCTTCAAGAATTTTCTTTTCTATATCATTATAACTATATGCTATCTCTACATTAGTATCTTTTATAGTACTGCTAAATCCAGGCAGTTTACTTTGAAAACCTTTTTTAGTTGACCATATAAAGTGAGGACTACCTTGGCCATCGTAACCTTGCATAGTAGAATTTAGACGACTAGTACCTCTTTCGTCAGTATCTACTATTAAACCTTTTTCCCTAAAAGCATTACCTAAAGTATCACCCTCAACATACATAGGACCTTCTATGTTGGTGTCACCAGTTCTATTAATGGCTGCGTTTATGCGATTAAGGTCTTCTTGAATCCTATTTGCTTCATCAGTATTACCAGAATCTTTTGCTTTTTCTAAAGCCTCTTCTACTTTAGATTTTTTCTTAAGAGCAAGTTCTTTTTCTAACTCACCAATTTTATCGTCTAAAGTATTTTTATCTTTAAGTGCTTTATTATACTCAGGTGTTCCTCTACTATATTTATTTAAACGAGAAATTGGACCATTAAAAGCATTTAAATCTTGTTTGTATTTATTAATTTGTTTTTCTATTTTTAATTCTGCAGTACGTTCTTTTGATGGAGGTGGGTTATAACCTATGCTAGCCATTAATTCCTCTCCCTTGCTGTGTAGGTATCACGGGAGTAATAATCAAGGATAGCCCTGAATACAGCCCTGTTTGCTTCTTTCAAAATTGGGTCTCCAACCTGTAACTGATTAATTAAAGCATTGATATCTTGTTTTATATCTCTCTTAAGTTGAGAGAAGTTACTCATTTCCCTCTTAGAAGGGTCATTAGCGGTAGAAACAAACTGCCTTACCCTTGATGCAACCATAGCCATTCTCTGTCTAGTACCTGCATCTAAGTTAAATTTATTATCAATAATGATTTGCTCTATGCTATCTAACATTGCCAACTCACTACCTACTTCATTACCGCCACCAGTTAATGCTGGTTCTAATAATGGATTCTTGGCCTTAAGGGCATTTCTTTGTAGGGTAGATGACTTAATAATCGCTCTACGAGCCATAGTATCACCAGATGTAGCAAGGAATTCTTTTTCTTCTCTGGCTATATCGTAGTAAGCCTGCTTATCTTTAGATACTAATACATCTCTGTAGTAATTCTCTAATGATTTATTAGCAATTAAACCAGCACCTTCTAGCCAAGCATAGGTACCAATATCAAAGTCACCAGTATTAGGAGCAAATACAAAGGCTGCTTCGCCATAAGCCTTAATCTTATCTTCGTTTTCTATAGCCCAGTTCTTTAATTCTTTAGTCTTATTAATAATTACATTAGTCTGTTTCTCATCACGAGAGACTGTATATATTAATTTACCTGGGTTCTTACCTACATATGTAGCAACTGCTAACTCATATGGGTCTTGAATATCACCTTTATACTTCTGAGTTACTGCATTTAGAATATCAAAGAACTCTGGACGTAATCCAGTTATACCTACCTCTTTAAGATAGTCAGGTACTCCAATAGACTCTTGCATTGATGGAGCAACTGGAGATATTAAACCTAGGATAGAACGCATAACTATAATGTTATGTGCTGATAAACGAATATTCTTTAGGTAATCAGCCTTCTCTTGAGGAGAAGCAGATGGGTCTAGCATATAACCTTGAGATGCATTGTATGCAATAGCCTGCATTGCTGCAGTAGCCTCTTGTCTGCTTTTCTCATTTTGAGGTAATATGTTCCATAACTTCTGTAAAGAAGATGGAACTATAGCCCTTACTACATCAATATTATCGCCTATTTCACCAAGGGCAAAGTTATCTATTTCTTGTCCAAGTTTCTTACCACCTGCACCACCTACTCGGCCTAGAATATTTTTCATAGCAATAACGCTTAATGCACCAAGTGGACCTGACAATGTAGGCAAACCTGCATCTGGAGTAAATGATGGGTTAGCCAACTTTAACTTCATAGTAAAGTCATTGAATATAGGTTGCTTAAATCCTGCTTCACCTGGAGTTAATGTTCTAACAACGTTGTCTACTGTCTTAAATATAACATCATCTAGTGGCATCATTACATATGGGTCACCATTTTGGTCCTCATATATACCACCAGCAGCATCTAAACCTATATGGGCTAGTCGTGTTCTATATAAAACTCGTGGAGTTACATCCTTCATACGAAGAATACGGCGCCAAAAATCTTCAGTAGCACGATAGTATCTACCTACATTTCGTGCAGATACTGCAAAGTTAGAACGAATAGTAGGGTTATCAACAAACTTTAATACTTCATCTGCAGCCTGTTGAATAGATACTTCAGTAAAGTATTTATTAGATTGAAGTCTTGCTAACTCTTCTTCTTGTATTCTGTTAAATGTTTTACCAGCCTCATAGGCTTCTGCTTCTGCATTATCTAGAAGTTTTTTCGTATAATCTTTCTCTGCTTGAGAATAGAACTTGCGAAGTTTTAGATAGGTAACCATAACTGCAGGTTGACGAATAATACCTGTAACCTGACGGTCCATAATTTCCATTGCTTTGTTTCCAAAGCGTCTATATAAATTACCAAAATCATCTAGTCCCTCTATAGCAAGGGAGGTATACATCTTACCTGCTGGCTGGAAACCTTTAGTTAGTTCTGAAAACTCATCAAAAGTAATAGCCTTAGCAGCCTGTCTCCAAGCACCTGCAACAAACTCTGTGCCACCCTTAGTTATCTCACTATGTTTTGCTTTAATAACATCAACTAATGCTTGGTTATATTTATTGGCATCGCCATGGAAATATCTATAAGTATCAACTAAAATTTGCTCTACTAAGTCACGGGCTATATCTACATCATCTTTACCCTGTGAACGTAGGGTATTAGTATAACCTCTACTTTGTAGGAAACTATCTAAAGCCTTTTTGTCTCTTACGCTAAATAGGAACTTACCACTTAGTTCATCTAAAGTTTGCTGGGTAACATCATCGTATACACCCTCAACGTTACGCTCAATACCTACCTTGGACAGTAACTCATTACGAGCACGGTTCCAATCATTGGTATCTCTTAATGCATTATTCTTTAAAAATACTGTGGCTGGATTAAAGTTATAGGTTTGAGCATCACCAAAAATACTCTTACGGTTTCCATAAAAACGCTTTATAAAGTTTTCAAAGTGGATAACACTGACACCCATACCGTTAAGTATGTTATCTCTTACTAATTCAGAAACAACAACTTCTTTACCCTTTAAACCTTTTTCAATCTTAAAAGTTTCCTGAAGATACTTAATTAAGTTATCAAACTGGTTCATATCCAAGAACTCTTCGGCTACTTCTGGAGCCTGTCTACCAGTAATATTAGATGCGCTACTGATAGAGCGAGTTGCTGAACCTAAGTATTGAGAGTTTAAAGCAAGGGCTTGAATTAAGAAATCTGCTTCTTCATCAGATAGTTTACTCAAAAGATTATTGTTATAAATATCTGTAGCGGCTAAAGCCTGAGCCATTCTGCGTTGCTCTGAGGTTAACTCACCAACATTCTCTATACCATTATCAGCAGCAAATTTTTCAAGTGCATTTTGTCTTGCTGGTATATCTAATGCTTCTGAAGGTGTTTTAAATCCTAGTTTACGTGCAAGTCCTTGACGTAGTTTTTCACCAGACTTAGAACCAGAAAAGGCTGAAGCAATATTTGAAGCAATACTACCTTTTCTACCAAGTGCTTTATCACCTTTTAATATACCAGGTACAAAAACATCCATAATATTCTTAGCAGGGGCTGTAAGAAGATACATCATTGCTTCATCTATGGCGCTTCGTATACCAAGACGTGGGAAAAGTGTAAACAAAGACCAGAAGTTAACTACTTCAGATGCAGTTTTAGACTGTGTAGCCCCACCTAAAGATAAAAATAAATTCTTTTTGTTCTTTAATTCATAAGCATATTGACTTAATGCAAAATAATCAAGGGCAGATACAGCATTTGTTTCTTGGAATGGCTGGATAATGCTACCAGTCTTCTTATAAGGGATACCATCTTTGTAAACAATGCTATCTTTTGACAAAATTTGTGCTACATCTGGACGAACTGGCATTTCTGCAATCTCATCCATAGCATTGGATACACCATACTTGGTGTTAATAATTTCCATTGCTAGTTGTTTACCATAAGGATGACCAGTAATACCATAACGCTCAATAATTGCGTAGTCAATTGCTTTCATAATAGCAATCTGGTCATTTTGTTTAGCATTAATAAACTTCTGAGTCATAAACTCAGCCATATCTTTAGGCAAAACCTGACGTGCAGTTAATCTAAAAGCATTTGCTGTCTTATAAGCATCTTCACCGAGTTTAATCACAGAACCTTGGGCTGAACGGGTTAATTGGCGAGATAAACCAGCCTTGAATTTCTGAACCTTATTTAAACTATTATGAAGTTTCTTTATATCTGTTGCTTCTGGAAGAATAAAGCCATTCTCTGGAGATTGTTTTATTAATCCGTCCCATATATCCTGAGTTTTTGCTAATGTTTCTTCTGCACTACCATAAAGTTTTGGATTAATAATCTTATCTATGGTTTTATTTATACCAACAGATAATCTTCTATGAGCATTTGCAGTGGCTATACCGTTGCGGAAGTATTGAACTCCATCTACACGGCCTGCCATAAATAGTGGTAGATTTTCTGCTTGCTCAAAATACTCTAATGCACTTTTAGAGTCAGTTAAACCTTTACCCTTTATACCAGTTTCAAGTATTTTAATTGCTTCATCATTATTAAAAGCAGGATGATTAAGTTTTATATCTTCAATAATTGAAGGTCTATTTGCTTCATCTGCTTCTTTAAGGGCTTTTACTTTAGGACCTAGTTGGTCGTCCCATAGTTTACGAACACCAGTCTTTTCATCTTCAAACACCATTCTGACACCAGTAGCATTAGGAAACCTTCTCATAGTTTCTGCCGCTCTAGAACCAGCACGGGCTGCAGATGATAAACCACCTGTTGCCCAAGTAAGTGGGTCAACTGCTAACTGATAAAAGAAATCAATAAAGCCTGATACGTTTTTAGTTTTGCCATCTATTAAATCTCCAGCAGCAGTGCTGGTATTTGGGTCTTTACTAAAGAATGCACGAGCAATATCTCTACCTGGAGATACTTGTGCATACTTAACACCATCTAATACTTGACGAAAATCTTCTGGATTATTAAGTGACTCTTCTAATGCTGCTAATAATTTTTCATTTAGCACCCCATTGGATGAAGATATAATTTCTCCAGGAGTCTTGCCAGAAAGTAAACCTTTTGCTACCTCTACCTTTTCATTTCCAAAGTAATTGATAACTTCAGCCAATGCGCCATGGTCAAATACTCTACGTCCGTCCCAAGCATCTTTCCAAGTTTGAACAGAAAATAAACCTTCACCCTGAGAAGCCTGACGTGCTACTAGGTATGGGGTATTAATAATTCTATTGTATGCACCAGCAGCCTTGAATATACCAATCAAAGGGCTTGCTACAACTTTACCAACAGTCTTTAATGCACCAATTGCATAATCGCTAGCATCTGGTGGTGCTTGCAAATAATCTGCTTTAGGAAATAGATACTTAAGTTTTTCCTGAACCTCTGGGTCTAACTCATTGTATTCTTTTCTTGCAGCCTCATCAGACATTTGATTTAATTTTTTATTCTTATCAACTGTCCAAGAAAACTGTTCTAATTGAGATACCTGACTTTGCGGAAGGTTTGCAGCCTTAGCAGCAGCGTATAAATTAGGATTAGTTTTGGCTACAATAAAATTAACTTTTACAGCCATTAGTATCCTTCGTCAACTAATTGTCTATATACCAGTTCTGCATCGCCTGATGGGTCATATGCAATTAAGTTTCTAAATACATCTGCAATTGTATATGCTTGATTAGGTAATGTTCCTAATGCATCTGAACCAGGTCCATCACCTCGGTCAATACCAGCAGTAATAGGCTCATTAGGTCTAGCAGTAGGTGCTAGTAATGGTGTTGGCATTTCCATTTTAGGAATTGGATTACCAGCCATAGGTACTGCTACTTGATTTGAGTAAGTTTCTTGTCCTTGTCCGTATGGTAATCCTGGGATGTAGGTTGCAGGTTGTGTTGGACCCCCGTCAGTGCGTTGACTAAGAGAGCCAGGGCCTGATACTGGTGCTGGGTTACTTGGTTTTCTATATCCACCTTGCTGTGCCACACTTCCTCCTACTTAGTAAATTGTGTTTTAACATTTGCGGTACCACCGCACCACACATTGTATTGAATTGCTATATTGATTGCTTTTTTTGCTGCACCACTTGCTTTTGCATGGGTTTTAGTTTCTAACTCCATTGCTGCTAATGCACCAAGGGCTAAGGTTCCACCAGAACCTATTGCGTATAAACCTTTATCATCTCGCATATATCCATAGTCATCACTAACTTGATATAACCTACCGTTAAAACAAACTAATGCATCCCAACCTGAATCATCATCTGGTTTAGATTTAGGTGCAGGTTCATATCCTGCATCAGTTAAAGTTTGTTTAATAGATGGTAGTACTCTAATCATCATAAATCTATCTGGGTCTTGTGTCTTAATTACTTTAGGTGGTTGCCATAAGTTATTAAGAATATCTCCTACAATTGCATCGCCTGCAACTGCAATTAGATACTCACCAATCTTAACTATTTTGTCGCAGCCTTTGGCTACATACGGTCTATCTTGGTATGAGGTTACAGTATCTGCACCTAATACAGCCCAACCTTTACCTTGAATACCTACAATTGCAGTCATAGTCCCCTACTTAGTTATCTTCTTACTACTGTCCTTGCACTTGCACTAGCCTGTCCACCTGCGGTCAAACTAGATAAAAGACTTTGTAATCCACCTTGTGGTTGTGGAGAAGGGATGCCTCCTACTGGAGCAGCGGGAGCAGGGGACGTTTGCTCAACCTGAGGGGCGCCAGCAGGAGGTAATTCTTCAGGTTTGAAGATTTCTTCAATTGCATCCTCAATTGCTACTCCCTTTTGACGGGCTTTAATTACATCTGAAATCTTAACAATGATATCAGATGGGTCCATTCCTTGTGTAGCCATTTGAGGTATTGCTTGAGTATATGCCCCTAACGCACCCAGTAATGAGTTACGCATTTCTTCAATCTCAATTTTTTCTTGTTCTTGAGTTACGTTAATACCAAATGGTAGTTCACGCATAACCATGTCTTTAGAAATAATCTTAGCGCCTAATGCTTGCAGCATGAAGATAAGTCCCTGTGCTGGATTAAGACCAGCAAGCATGCCGTATCTAACATCGGCTGAATAATCTTTCTTGATATCCTTTGATGGTTTGTAATCAATGCTGTATGGAGAACCAGCATCTACACCACGAACTGTCTTTTCAAAGTCAAAGAACTTCTCATCTACTTCAAAGCAGACAGAGATAACATCCTTAAGTGCTGAAGCAAAAATAGCCTGAGCAGATTTAACCTGTGTATCAAAGCCACCCATAAGGGCTTGAACGCCTTGACCAGTAATAATACTTGCATCAAGATTACCAGTACGTGACTCTGGATAACGTGTACCAGTTCTTAACTCTTGTTGTAATAATGATTGTTCAGTAAATGCACCATTAGGTATAGGAAGTTCAACACGTTTTACACCTGCTGGGTTATTGGTACGAATAATTGCATCGCCACCAAATTCAATTTCTTGAACATCTTGTGGAACAACAATTGGTGATTGAACAGATTTCTCTGCTGCTTCCATCGCAAGTAATGCGAACCTATTACGAAGTAGTTGGATACCTAGTACATCATCAAACTGTCCACGCATCTCACCATCAACGCTTGGTCTTTTAGCAACAACAACCATCATCTTTCCAAGCGGATTAATTGCTTGTGAAAGAACTAGATTGCTACGGCTAGGAACATAAATAACAGATTGGTCTTTGTCGTAATAACGAACAAAGTCAACTCTAGCCATTAAGTTTTGTTGATAACCATCTGGTCCCAGTAATTGCATTTCATATTCTGGGAACTGTGATACTAACTCAGCGATTGATAGTTCATATCTTTTAGCGAAGGCAATGCAACGTCCGTAGCGGTCAAACTCTGGGTAAGCCCCAATTGGACTTTCTACTCTGATACGTGGCAGCCCTGCTTCTTCGTCTAATTCAATAATGAAAGGGACGAAACCGAATGTGATGTAATGGTCTGCACCTATGTACATCTGCACTTGTAAATCTGAATGAGCAAAATAGTTAGCAGCAATGCGAGTACGCTTATCGGCAAAAGAACGAGCACGGTCACTAACCTGATTAGCCGCCGAGCAGTTAACTGCTGGAAGCGGGGCCATAACTTCTGACAAGTCTCGAGCAACAATGTCAATAAAATTTGCAACGACATTTGCATCTACACCTTCTGGAAAGAACTCTGGATATACAGATGCAATTTTACCTTTACGGACAGCAAGTACATCTTGCGCTCTTGCATCTCTATCGGCAGCACGGTCTTTAAGAGAATCTACCCTTGCTGCAATTTGGCTTATTGATAACAATTATTTGCCTTTCTTAAGATACTTACTTCTATCTATTGGCTTTCCAGTTTTTCTTTCAATCTCTTTAAATGTTTTTTCTCTTAACTTTGCTAAAAACTCTGGAGATGGTCTACCACCACGGGCTTCTAGTTCTTTTTCTCTCTTAGCCTCAGCACCACGAATTTGATAAGTCTTTTGTTTGTTTGTTAATTTTTTAACAGCCTTACCTACTTTTTTAATATTAGCCATTATCTGCCCCGTCTATTTCTTTTTTCTACTTGTTTAACTTTCTTTTCTGCTGCTTTAATTTCTTGTAAGGCTTTTTTAACTCTTCGGTCTGCTTCTTGTTGTTGTACCTTAAAAGCAAGTGGATTTACTCCACCTTCGTAATAATCACGTTTTCCAACTTCACGTAAAATTTTAGTTTCTAACTTTGACAAAGGTCTTGGGCGTGGTTCACGCTCATCTATTTTAGAAGTAAACTTTAAACCTGATGGACGATTTTTAGGTCCAGGTGGATTAATTGGTCCAGTATATTTTTTAGGTTTATTTGCAGGAACGCCAGTTCCTTCTCTAACGGCTTTCTTAATTCTTTCTTGATAAATACTATACTTACCAGGTGGTGGTGTAATTTTTTTAACAGTAATTTTTTTAGATACACTTTTACTTGGTCTAGTTGGAATAGTTCCGCCAGAACGTTTAAAAGCAGTTAAAGTATTTTCAACTTCAAAACCTGCACCAACACGTCTTGTACGACTTGTGCTACCAATAGGCCTACGTGCTTCACGAGCAACTTCGCTGGCTTCTTTAGCAGATACCTTTGCTACTTTTTTCTTAGCAATATCTGCAGCACGCTTTTTAGCAATGATGCTTGCAATCTTTGATATAGCCATTATCTACCCATGTTTCTATAAACTTTGCTTACAAACTTTGCACCCTTTTTAGTGATACCACCAACGGCACGGCCTATTGGTCCACCTGCTGCTAACCATGCATAATCTGCTTTGTTGGTTGGGTCAAAGACATAATCTTTAATAAACTTAACATTGCCAGATGGTTTAGATTTTTTGGTAGGACCAAGATTTATTTTTTTATAGGTAGCCATTATTTACCTCGTCTTTTTATTGGCACTTTATTAGTACTTTTTTGGTGATGAGAAGACCACATCTCTAGTCTTTGTTTGTTTGTTGGCATTGTCCGTTTTGCTGTTTTAATAAGTTTTCTAGGTTTTATCTTAAGAGGTTTACCTCTATCACCTAAAATAGGTTTATTTTCATAAACGTTTTTTCTTACTCCTTTATTATCCTCAATTACAGTCTTTAACTTATAAAATTTATTATTTTTATAAGTTGATTTTGCATTATGCACTTCTAGGATATTATCAATTGGTCCAAATTGTCGTTTTACTTTTTCCTTACCTTTAGTGATACTTTTAACAGTCTTGACTGCTTTAATTGGGTTTGGCATATTTGTCCTTATCCGTATATTTCTTGCCATTGCTCTGCAAAGGCTTCGTCTAAATTAACTGAATATCTTTTTTCTTTTTGTGCTCTGGTTGCCCAGCGGTTTTTTGCATATCTTTGTATGCCACTGGATTGTTGCATAAATTCCCTTGCCCTGAGCACGGTAAACCATAAAGCCATAACGCAGTCAGTTTTACCACGAGTATTAGGCTTCCAAGTTATTAACTGTTGGATTAAAGCCTTCATACCCTCTGAGTGTTCTGTAGAGGGAAACTCTATTATGTTGTTCTTTTGGAATTTATCTTCTCTCAAGGTACCCATTAGCATAGACATACCTGCTACACCAAAGTTAGTATCCCATTTGTTTTTATTAGTAAAGTGAGATTCTAAACGGCACCCATACGAAGCAAGCCAGTTTCTTAAATCATCATCTAGCGCATAGGCTTTCTGGTGAGCGTTAATCTCTACTCGTAATTCCTGTGGTCTGTACTTATCAACCAGATGCTCAATAATGTCTTGAATCTTTTGTGGTGTAGGTTCTGACATATTGATGCAGTCAAGAACATATATCTTGCCATCATATCTGTTATATGTGGTCACCACAAACGCAGCATTCCCGCCCATTGCGGGGTCAAACCCTATTATCGTATACCCCTCAATGTGCGAGGGATGGCCTACGGCTCCCGCTTTCAGCGGGCCACGTTTGCGTTGACCATTGATACAACCCTGCACTATTGCTGGTGGAAATATAGAATCTTCTTGAACATCTTCTTGTTGGTAAACCAACGCCCATGTTGATGGTGTTACTTCACTACGTCTTCTGAATAAGGCTTTGCCGTCCCACTTTGGGAAAAGTCCTTCTTCGTCAGGAATCTCAGAATCCCCATCCCACGGAGAGTCCGATTTAGGCCAGAGCGTTTGCCACTCTTCAGGCTTTTCCGAATACTCCAAAACAGCAGGCATACCCATATAAGTAAAAGGGCTTTTACCCCCAGACCAATATTTGGTTTCTCGGATTTCTTTATAGAAGTCTTGTGGTGCAATTCGTGTCCCTACGATTAATAACTTACCGTTTTTACCCAAACGAGTAATAACTTCTTTTTGTAACCAGTTAATCTGTTTATCAAACTCATGTGCGTTTGCTGTAGTTATGCAGTCATCTAAAATGATGAGGTCAGCACGGGCACCGTAAATCTGTCCACCCATACCAAGTGCTTGGATGGTAGGGTCTTTCTCAGATGAGTTACGGGCATCGCCCCCAAGGTAAACGGTATCAACTCGCCAAGTATCTGAGTCTTCTTTCCACCCCCCTTCAGGTCCAAATGTAGTTTGCATTTTTAACCATCTTGGATGGGAGAGTCTCTGCTTGATTGCGTACACGAACTCACGTGCTTTGATTAACGTTTTAGAAACCACTATGATGCGGATATTAGGATTGAGGGCGATACGATATGTGGAATAGTTTACGGTGATGACTGTGCTCTTGGCGTGCTCAGGTGGCACATTTACCAAGAGACGGGCTGGGTCACCTTTCTCGTAAACCATACTAGGATGGAGCCATGAAGGCTCTCTATCCTCTAGTAGGTCAATCCAATCTTGATGATGAGGGAATACCCTCTGTTGCAGAAATATCTCAGAGAATCTTGGGAAATCTATTTCTTCTTTTGGGATACCTAGGGATGCAAGGGAGGCATCCTTTGCGGTCTCCTTAGCCTCGGCTAGGTCGGCAGCAAACTTTTTATCCCTAAGACACCAGATTCTTACGGTGTCGGGTTTCTTGTTACATAACTCCATTGCTTTGTGGACAGAGTGGCCTTCGGCCACAAGGGCCAAAACTTTGGCCTTTGCCTCTGCCATCGCAATGGTTTTTGGGTTAGTAGTACCCTTGTTAAAAGTCATTAGTCCTGTCCCGTTTTCATTCTGTTACAGTCAGTTAGTAACAGGTAGTAGATACAGTCTGTAACGCAAGTTCCTGAAGAACTTGCTACTGTAAAAAATAAACAGTCTCTATATAGTATTAACCTGTCCAACAGGCCAAAACGGACGCTTTTGGCCAGAAATATTTTTACAGCCTGCCCAAAAATAGTACAAAATAGGACAAACTACTACAGTAGCATAGGATGAACACTGTACGGGAAAATCTTTTTGGTAGATACATATACCTGCTCAGCACAGTATTAATCAGTCTGGGGTCAAGATAGTTGACCCATAGCCTATTGCTACTACCTACTATACAGTATAGAAGCGTGCTGAACGGAAAGCAGTCTTCGGCCCTTGCTTCAAATAATCTGGCGCCTCAGATAAATTTAGTTTGTCTTCTGACATGGCAGTAAAGCCCAGATAAAGCCTGGGCTTGACAGCCATGTAATGTGGGATTTGTTTTTAGTAAATTACTAGAAACCGCATGGGATTTTCCCCTGCGCCGAGTGCTGGGGGAAAAGTCCCCTAGTGTAAAGGAGATAGCACCATGAACTCATTCTCGTTTGAGAATGTTAAGGTTAACAAGGTTTGGGATAATAAATCCCGTTTCAACCTTGGTATCCTTGATACCCGCGCAGTTGCTCAACCTGACGGTTCCTACCAATCCGTCTTTGTTGCTTCCCGCATCGTCACTACTGCTAACCCTGACCACCTTGAGTTCATCCGCAAAAATCTTGTGGATACTGAAGACGCAGTGGTTAACATCCGTGGTTATATGGAAACCAAGGCTGGCAAAAAGCCTAACACTTGGTATGACAACCTAGTAATCACAGATATCGTTCTGGCCTAACAACCCAACAGATGACATCATTTGCTTTGTCATCTTCTACGCAGTCTTTCTCATGCTCCCATGAGAACCCAGCCACTAAGTTGGATTCTCATGAGGAGTATTGCGTAGAATGTAATCTAGAACAAGAAGGTTCTAGTTGCGAATCAGCACTAAACCTTCATGAGATTAATAGATGTGAGCAAGAATCAGAACCTGCTCTATCTATAAATATACCTGATGAGAAAGGGTTCGGCCATCAATGGACTAACCGTGATGGCGAATACCTAGAAGGTGTATACGATATAACCAATCGTCTTCCCAGTTGGTTATTCCTAGGCAAACATGTCTTCCCTATGTTTGAGCCAGATGAACTAAATGCTTATCTTGCTCTACCATCATGGGCTACTATTTGTAGCACATGCCATTACCAAATCAATAAATACATGGGTTGCTTAGAACATTAAGCAACAGGCAAGGTGGGGTTGGTGCCTCACCTTGCCACCACAAATTTTTTTTATTTTATGGAACCGCAAAGTAGGTTCAGTGGATAACTACGAGTCGAACAGGAGTATGTATGTGCACAACAAAAGTATGTAAAGAATGTAATCAAAAACTATATAATATTATACAACAAATTGCACACATAACAGATTGTCCAGAAAGTCCTATTAATAAAATGTTAAAGGAGAACTCAACATGTATCTAGACACAGGAACAATGATAGCAATTATGATAGCCCTACTAGCCAGTATCTTTACAGTTGGCTATTGTATCTATATAATCAAGACACAGAACGAAATCATTCAGCGCATGAGTAGTGCCGCTTCAACTAGACGCAAGATGCAAAGGTAACCAATGACAAAAACAAAAGAAGAACTGCTTCAAATCAAAGAAGCATTTGCCTACGCAATGCTAGACCTATTAGATGTATACGATGAGTTAATTGCTAACACCCCACGCAAACTCTGGTCAGCCCCAGAGCCAACAATTAACGACATCCTCAAGAACGAAGAGGAATCCAATGCATAGGATGGCTATACTTCAGGCTGAATATGCACGGGCATTTATGCAGCCACTATTCGATGAGCCAGAAAAATACTGCGTATTACTAGACCTAATACAAGATGCAATAGACGAGGAACGAAAGAAGTTGGAGTGGAACCCTAATGCTTGAAGAAGATACCCCAGTATGGGAGCACACCGTGTGGATTATGGCCAAAGTTAGGCGTAGAACTACACACGTAAATGTAGACACAGCAGGTGATGAAGCCCTTGATGACCCAGACGAATGGTATGTGCTAGAGTTTGATAAAGGTATAAAGCACAGTCAAGAGATTGTTAGGGTGAAATGATTGAACAGTTCATTGCAAGTTCATACCTCACGCCATCACAAACCTGGACATTCCTCATACTCTTTGGCTATATCACATGGAGGATTATTAGATGAAAAGATTATTAGCAGGATATTTCAGTTGGCTACTAACGCTATTCTCAACACCATTCTTACCCAATCCAGCACACGCAGCAGCAGTAGCCACACAAATACAAGCCAATTGCATAAATACATCTCTATGGACACCAGCCATGGCAAAGTCATACGCCAAGGCATTAATGAAATGGGAGTACCCACATTGGAACAAGTCTGAATACAGAGCACTAGTAAAACTTTGGGGTAAAGAATCAGCCTGGCAACAACATGCAGATAACCCTGAGTCTAGTGCATATGGCATAGCCCAAATGCTTAACACTAAACCACAAACCCCAGCCCCGCTTCAGATTGAGCGGGGGCTGGAGTATATCCAGCATCGCTACGAGAAACCATCAAAAGCATGGGCGCATTGGCGTGCTAAAGGATGGTACTAGATTTCTACGAGAGATGCAGGCCTAGCCAGCGTAATCGTAGATTAGTCCATTAGAAGGGTAAGGACTTTAAACCAAACTCCCGTTTCGTCCTGAGCATGACGGTTAATAAAACTGCTCATCAACTAACTAACAAAGGAGATATATGGCAAGAGGAAATGGCAGGACAATTAATGTAAAGATACCTACAACAAAGGTTATCAAAGCATTGGAAAGCAGACTCGCAGTAATCAAGGCTGAGTACAAGGCTCAAGATGAACTTGAAGCCAAGTATCAACAATCATATGAACAATGGAAAAACAAAGTTGCTAAGTTAGCAGTTAATAAAATTAAAGAAGCAAATAACTTACGCACTAACTATCGTTCTTGGAATAAAACACTCAATGTAGATTTTGATGTTACCATTGATGAAAAAGATTTTCCCAAAGAACCTGAACGTGCATACGAAGTTATAAGTGCACATACATACAATGATACAGTTGATGAGATTGAGAATGCACTTCGTATTCTTAAACTTACTGATGATGAATTAGTATCTACATCTACATACAATTCAATAGCCCAGTATCTATAGTATCGGGCGCCGCCAACAGGGGCGAAGCGCCCTCAAAACAAAGGAGATAAAATGATAGACATGGATAACTTAGATGCACTTCGTGATGAAGTAAAGCATGAGTTAACTAAGCAAGAAGGAACATACAATCCATTTGACCGTGATACAAATGTCCGTATTGTTGAGGACATACGTAAAGCAGTTGATAATGTAGCAGATGGAATTACACCTACGGCTACACACATAGCAGAGGTAGCCATTGCTACTAACGAGAACCTACAAATCCGTGATTTTATTATGGGTTTACACCTAGAAAAAGACATTGATTATGTAGGTCAATACATATCATTACTTGGTAATGTTATTGTTAAAGATAAAGCAATCCCATTAGCCACAATCTTTGCTGGCTATTTGTATCAGACTAACCAAATACTTAATGCTAATTCAATGTTAGTTGATGTATTAAATACTCAACCAGATTATCCATTAGCAAAATTATTACGCAGAGTATTCGATGCAAATTGGGCACCAGAAGAGTTTGCAATGATGGCTCAACAATTACATTCAAAAGTTATAGATATAATCTATGCTATAGATGCAGAGGAGATAAAAAATGACAGCAACTAAAGAAGTTATACATGGTAAAACTAGAACAGCAGCCTGGCACAAAGCAGGTGTAGCAGTAGAGGCTACATCAGCCAGTGAAGTAGCCAGTCAAGCAGGACTAGATTGGTCAGTATCATTACATGATATCGAGGCTAACTATCAGATACCAGGTAGCGATACAGTTAATCGCATACCAGTAGCAGATAAGAAAGCAGTCATAAAGACCACACCTTTCGGTGAAACAACAGCCATTGGTGTAGTAGGTAGTCGCTACAAAGTATTTCAGAATGCAGAAATCTTTGGAGCATTAGATAACCTAATTGATTCTAGTGGTCTTAGATATGCAGCAGCAGGTGAGTATGATGGTGGTGCAAAGGTATGGATGCTAATGGAAACACCATTGGAAATGACCATTGCAAATGACCCACACTCAGCCTTCTTGTTAGCCAGAACTAGTCATGACGGCAGCAGTTCAGTTCTAATTAAACCAGTAATTGAACGGCTATTTTGTATGAATCAAGTTAATAAAATATACAAGAACAAAAACAAATATACTTACAGTTTGAATCATACAAGTAATGCAATGCTATCAGTATCAGAAATAGCCAACATCATACAACTAACATATGATATGGCTAATGACTATACAGATTTGGCTAACTATTTACTAGATAAAAAGGCTAGCCACGAGCATGCCAAAAATTACTTTAAGAAAGTATTTCCATTACCTTCTAAGATAGAAGAAGTGCCATACGAAATGCTATCTAAGCCAGAGAAAAGACAGTATACAAACGCAGTCTCAGCCAGAGCAAAAGTGTTTGATATATATACAGCCTCACCTACACAAGAAAACATACAGAACACAGAGTTTGGTATGTGGCATGCAATTGTAGAGTGGGCTGACTACAATGCTAAAGGCAAGAACCTTGCAGTTAGCACAATGGCTGGTCGTAATGACAACATCAAATCTAGAGCACTTGAATTGTTGGTATCATAATGAGTATAATATCTGCAATCAAAGAGTGTAATGTATGTAGAAAAGAAAAACGAGTAGTATCAGAATCACTTTTTGCCAATGGCCTATATGGTTATTGGTGTAAAGAATGTGATGCACTTGAAGGCGCAAGCCCTATACAAACATCTATTAAGGTTAAATAATGGGTAGTAATTTTGCACAAGATTTAGCGTTATCAACTATACCGCTAGACCAACAGATAGCAATGCATCTGCGAAATAATCATTACCCACCAGTACCATTAACAATGGTACAACCTTGTTTGCATGCTATTGAAGCATGTAATGATGAAAACTATAATAGACCAATAGAACTACCAGAAGGTGTATTTTGGCGTGGTCAGAAAACTGCGCCTGCCCACGCCATTGTGGAAGGACACCACCTTGATGCGTGGTTAGTACAAGAATGGGAGATAGAATGAGATATGTAGAAGTAGATGGTGCTGAACCAACAGTATCTATTGAAGTAAATGGTAACAATTACGTATTTACGCACGACTCTTTAGTAAATACTATTAATAAAGACGAAGCATATAAAATAGAAATAAAAGAACTAGAGCGCAAAATGCTTAGCCTTAAGTATGATGTAAGAGAGTTCTTTCAATCTAGATATGAAACAGACCATCCAGAAATCGTAGCCGAAGTAGATGATGTCAATCAACTACTAAAAGATATAGGCATTGATGAACTAACTAAGTCATGGTCAGCAACAGTAAGTATCACAGCCACAGTTACAGGTATAGAAGCACCTAATGCAGATGCAGCCAGAGAGATTATTGAAGATGCATTTGAAATTAACCTGACAGTTGATGGCGATGTATGGGTAGACGACCTTACTGTAGAGTCGTGTTATCCTGAAGCCTGATGTGATATACTAATCTTGAGCAGCCCTGGTTTCGGCTATCTCCTTTCTCAGGGCTGACTCATAAAGGAGAACATGGCAAGAGTAGAGATAGATAGAGATAGATATGGTAGACCACTAGTAGTTCCACCATCAGGTGGTAAGCCAGTTGCTTATACCAGAGCAACTACAATTGCTAATTCATTAGATGATGCCTCAGCATTAACCGCTTGGAAAATGCGGATGGCAGCAATTGGATTAACTACACGTCCAGATATACTTCTATCAATTACAGCAGCACAAGAAGATAAGATGGCAGTTAACTCTTTGATTGAAGATGCTATGGAAGTAGCAGGTGCAAACAAAGCAGCCAATATAGGAACAGCCATACATTCATTTGCTGAACGATTAGACTTAGGTCAAGACTTAGGTATAGTCCCACCGCAATGGGCACCAGATATTATTGCTTATGAAAAAACAACTAAGATTCTCAACAAGAAATTCATAGAACAGTTTAGTGTGTTAGATAAATACAAGATTGCTGGCACACCAGACAGAGTTGTTGAGTATAACGGTGAGTTATTTATTGCAGATATTAAGACAGGTCGAATAGACCATCCTAATAACATAGCAATACAGTTGGCTATATACGCCAACGGCTTGCCGTATGATAGTGCAACGGCAACCCGTGGCACATGGGGAAATGTAAACAAAGACAAGGCAATCATTATCCATCTACCTGCAGGAACAGGCACATGTAAGTTAATGTGGATAGATATTAAAGAAGGTCTTAAAGGTTTACAATTTGCTATGAAAGTAAGAAAATGGCGAGACCAAAAAGGTCTAGCCTATCCGTTCGAACAGGAGAACAAATAGTGTCTCACACAGAAGCACCAATCAGCATCACAATCAAGACAGCAGCAGGTAGTTTAGTAACAGTCCGTGCAAGTGACGGAACAGAACTAGATAGCATAGTTGCTCAAGGATTAGATGCAATTACATCAGCCACAATGGAACTTGAAAAAGCAATTCGTGGCACAATACCTACACCTATGACAGTAGGACAAGTTGCATCAGCACTAGGCGCCAGTATCAGTCCAATAGATAATTCAACTACTACGCTTGGTGGACGCAATTGTCCACATGGAAAGATGACAGCAATACAAGGAACAGGTAAAGATGGTTCAATGTATCGTGGTTATTTCTGCCCAGCACCTAAAGGTTCATTTGATAAATGTAAAAATGTTTATCTAAAGACAACTGATTCAGCATGGAACACATTCGTTCCAGACCAGGTCAAGTGAAAACACTTAGACGCTCAATTAAAAAAGCCGAGGTGGGGGGCGAACCATTGCCCCCTGCCTTTCAGGCATTTGAAAGAGCAGGAATTATATTACGTAGAGCAGAGGTAACAGTTATAGCAGGCACTCCAGGTGCAGGTAAATCCTCAATTGCACTAGCAATTGCAGCCAGAACTAAACTACCAACGCTTTACTTCAGCGCAGATACTAATGCTCATACTATGGCTATGCGTTTAATTGCAATGGCAGGTAATATGAGTCAGCAGATGGCTGAGAATTTACTAAAGAAAGACCCAGACAAGGCAAACGAAATACTATTATTAAACAATCATTTGTTCTGGTCTTTTGAATCTACACCTACACTTAAAGATTTAGATGAAGAAGTATCTGCATTCGAAACAGTATGGGGCAGAAGCCCAACACTTATAGTTGTAGATAACTTGATGGACATAGCAATGGATGGACACGAAGAATTCCAAGGTATGCGTGCAGCAATGAAAGAACTAAAGTATTTGGCAAGGGATACCAATGCTGCAGTTTTAGTTCTGCACCATACCAAGGAAGGATTTGAAAACTATCCATGCCAGCCACGGTCAGCAGTTCAAGGTTTAGTTAACCAAATACCAGCAATGGTATTAACTATTGGGCAGATGAAACAGGGAGATGATAACTTTTTGTGTGTAGCCCCAGTTAAGAATCGTTATGGCAAGGCTGACCAAACAGGAAACAACTATGTAACTCTTTCATTTAATCCAGAGTCTATGCATCTAGATGATGTTATGATTCGTTACCTACAACAACAGGAGTTAGGATGAGTAATCCACGCAAGGCTAAGGGTTCCAAAGCAGAAGCAGATGTGGTTAAATGGTTAAAGAAATGGTTCCCTTACGCTGAGCGTAGGATTGCAGGCTCTCAGTTAGACAAAGGTGATATAGCAGGAGTTAACGGTGTAGTAATAGAAGTCAAGAACCATTATCGTTTAGACCTATCAGCATGGGTAAAAGAACTAGAGGTAGAAATCAAAAACGATAATGCATGGACAGGTGCAGTAATACATAAACGAATAGGTAAAGGAGATGTAGGAGAATGGTACGCTACAATGCCAGCAAAAATATGGATAGAGTTAATCAGAAAAATTCTAAATGATAAGTGAACTATTAGTTTTATTAACATACTTTCAACAAGAAATGATAGGATTGTTGTTATGGATAAGCACAGTATTGCTGCCTACCTAGAACATATAGGCGCCACCCTACCAGCCGTGGGACATGGTTGGCGCAAGATGAAGTGCCCTTATCATGGCGACAAACATGCATCAGCAGCAATTAATTATGAAGAGAATAGATTTAAATGTTTTGGTTGCGAAGTGCAAGGCGATGTTTACGATTTAATTATATACAGACAAGGAGGTAGTTACAGTGAGGCTCTCAAATTCGCAGAGGACATATCTTTACCAAGCAACGGAGGAGTACGCAAAGCATCTGCATCTAGCAGAAGAGTATCTTTTAACCCGACATCTCTCGGTAGAAGAGGCAAGGAAATTTCATCTAGGGATAGTTAAAGAACCATTACCAGGACATGAGTCCTACAAAAGTAGGCTAGCAATTCCATATATAACACCATCAGGTGTTGTTGATATTAGATTTAGAAGTGTCAACAATCATCCAGATGAACCTAAGTATATGGGTGTACCTGGGGCTAAGACTACAATGTATAACGCTCAGGCAGTTTTAACTGCAGGTAATTACATATGTGTAACAGAAGGTGAACTAGATACAGTAGTTTTATCAGCCAAGACTAACCATCCATCTATTGGTATACCAGGAGTTAATAATTGGAAACCATTTTATTCTAAGATACTAGATGATTTTGAAACAGTAATTGTATTAGCAGATGGTGACAATGCAGGACTAGAGTTTGGTAAGAAGTTAAGTAGAGAACTACCTAATGTTAACTTACTACAAATGCCAGAAGGACATGATGTAAACAGTATCATAATACAAGAAGGAAAGGAGTGGATAGATGAGCGAATCAGAAAATGCTTGGGATAATGATGAAGAGTTTTGGAATTTTGTAGGAGAGAACAGACGTATGGTTGGCCTAGCCATATCAGATGGCCAAGGGCTAGATATACTAAATGCATTACGAGATATATATTTAACAATACAAGATGACCCAGAAGGCTCAATGCGTATGATTACACTATTGGCTACAGTTATATACGCCAGCAGTGTAGGCGAAGGCAAAGAGTTTACAGATGAAATACAGATAGCAGCAGCAATGGAACAATTTGATACCAGTATTAAGGAGATACTAGATGAAGAACCCAAGTGATGTAGATACAATTACTAAACAACTAACTGAAATCCTATTAAAAAAACAGCACGACTACGGCCCATTAAATATATCTCACGCCCCAGGTGGGGCTATGAATGGGTTACGAGTTAGGATGCATGACAAACTAGCCAGGCTAAATAACCTAGTAGATAAGGGCAACACACCAAACTATGAATCAATAGAGGATACCCTTATAGACCTGGCTAACTATGCTATAATAGGACTATTAGTACAAAGAGGACAGTGGGAAGGTGTAGATTAATGTGGAAAGTTAGGTCTCCATTTTATCGTATAGTTAATCCCAAAACAAGCACACTTGTAGTTTGTTATGATTGTTCAAAATCTTTTGAATGTAGTGTAGATAATATAAGAGTTTATAATTATTGTATAAGTTGTAGGTAAATGAATAACGAGGAGTGGGTACAAGAGTATGAGTTGCTTGTATCCTCCCTTGCCTCTGAGTATTACAAAAAATATTCAATGCTTGACCCTGATGATATCAGGCAGACTTTATGGATGTGGTTTGTTACCCATCCAAATAAATATAAAGAATGGTCTAAACTACCAGCCAAAGATAAAGAAAAATTAATTGCTAAATCTCTGCGGAACGCAGCAATAACTTTTTGCGAAAAAGAAAAATCTCAAAAATCAGGTTATGATTTAATAGACTTATACTATTACGACTCTTCAGTGATAGAAGTATTCTTACCTTCTATAATCTCAGGCAGTTATGAAATACCTAGTAAAATAAAAGACCTTAACTTTAAGTTTGGTAAAGGCGAAATTACAGATGGTAACAATTGGTTAGTTTTACGGTCAGACATAGAAAAAGCATACAATCAGTTGGCAGAGGCTAAACAAAATATTTTAAGACTACGTTTTACGACAGATAACTGCGAGTGGACTGAGTTAGGTAAAGAATTAAATACATCTGCAGACGGTGCAAGAAAACGAGTTGAACGTGCAGTTAATTCTTTAATTAGAATACTAGGTGGATGGCGTACCTATATTGATACAGATAATATAGAAGTTAAAAAAGAAGAAGATGACACAAGAGCCTAAAGAAATAAAAGATTTATTTAAAAAAGATTATAGC